GACGGTCTCACCACCCATCGTGATGTCACCTGTGACATCGAGCGTCCCCGTCATCTCGACATCAACATTGAACAGCGCACTATTCGTACCACTAATAACTAATGCGTCTGAGCCATATTCTCCAATTGTAATTTTATCATAAGTAGAAGTAGATTCGACTTCTACGATTGGGAGACCAGCGGCATCGTTAACAGAGAAGACTGTTCCTGTGACTTCATCAGTCACCCCGAATAAACGTCCATTGACACCATCAACAGAAAAGATGTCAGATACCCCAGTATCATCATTAGTAACTGTAAGAGCGCCACTAATATCTAAATTACCATCAAAGAAAGAATCACCACTTACATGAACTAGAGCGGAAGGCTCAACACCTTCAAATCCAAAACCGTATTTACCATCAGGAAAAAATACATCGTTTTCTGATGCGTCTGTCTGTATCAGAGTATTTAGTTGGCTAGATCCATTAACAATGAAATCAACAGACCCTTGACGACTAACATAAAGTTGATCATCTTTATCAAAAGTTAAGTATGTCCTATTGGTATTATCAGGATCTCTAAAAACATTTAGATTCTCACCACCTCCATCAAATAAATAATCGTTTTGGGCTATATTACCCTCAAAGAATATATCAGGATTTGTTTTTAAATGTAACCCGTAAGAAGGGATTGTTCCTAAACCCATCTTAGCATCATTATCTATAATAACAGTATCAGAACTATTACTGCCACCCCCTCTTAATTGCAACCTTTGACTATTAGAAGACTCACCGACAAAAGTATTAGCGCCCCCAAAGAAAATGTTTTGGTTATCTCCATGTAAAAATATATTGCCAGACCCAGTGATTGCCCCTACGTCGATACCTAAATTAGAAGTATTACCTTGGGCAAGAACCTCATCGAGGGTTTGATCATCAGTCTCTGAAGATAGCGGGGTGTAACCTAACGCTCCTGTGATGTCACCGCTGGTGACACCAGTGAGGAAAATACCAGTATCGTCAGTTGTTAAGAAGTTCTCATCAGTTATAGGATTATCAGCAAAGGTATAAGGACCAACTGACCAAGAATCTCCAGAACCTAAGTTACCATAAGGCACATAATGTAAATATACAGCCTCTCCATTCGGTAAATCCCCCTCATTAAGATCAAAAGATTGGGTATTATTATTGGTTAAGTTCCTAGAAAAAGCTGGTTGAGGATTTAAGTTTAAGTCAAAATCAGAAGTATCAGTATAATAAATATCTAACCTATCAAAAGAGATGTAATTAGTATCATTAAGGAATGTTACCGTAGTAGTCAAAGCTCCTGTTTGACCAGTTGAATTTACGGCAGTTTTAGAACTTAGAGATCCTGTGTGAGAAGTTGTCCCCGTAGAGTCTTGGACAGCGATACCACTTATAATTGGCTCATTACCATAAAAGTAAAATTCAGAAGTATGTACTCCAGAATTCCTATCTTCTAATTTAATTTTTACCCCAAAATGTTTGGCATAATCACCAAATACTTTAAAGTTATCATATTCAGTAAAAGCTAAAAAATTACTTTTGTAATCAACTAAAAAATCAGAGTACTTAACTCCCCCAGTTATGTCTAATATGTCTACATCTATTTTTTGAACATATGAATTATCTAGGAAATCTGGCTGGGTCGAAACATCTCCACTAGATCTATCAAGAATACCCAAATCTATTTCTACAGCCCTATTTAAATGCACTCCACTACCACTAGCTACAGAATTCAAATCTGATTCATCTACAGTGAATACAGACTCAAATTCAAATAGTCCAGTGTTATATATTTCCCCTTCGCCGCTGTAATTGTAAGCCATTTTACCTAAACGTTATTATTTTTGTGAAAGATTTATCAAAGTCATCAACCTTGTCATACAATATAAAAGATCTAACCGTGGAAAAGTCTGAATCCAAGTATTTGTTAACTGTTGAAGTATCTCCCAAAGCTTTTACACTTAAAGAGTAATTTCCAACAGCAGATAAGTTATCAAAAACTACTGATGTTACATCTTCATTCACCCCTGAAGTTTGAGAGCTTTTGTTGGGGAATCGTAATATAGTTTCGTATCCATAATTGTTTGTCACATTATCCCAATCACCACTAATATAAATAGTGTCAGCTTCTGTTCCTTGACCTGTACTTATTGTTAAATTTTCTGGGCTACTTAAAGTAATATAAGTAGTATCTCCTATCTGTGTAGCTACATTATAATCAAATGTATTCTCTTCCCTCTCAAGAGAGATGTCATTTTCTATAAGAGAAAACTTGCCAGTTTCAAATTTACTAGCTGCAACTAAATATTCATTAGGGCTATTCTCTTTTATAGATTCTATTTTATAGAGTATATCGTCAGCATTTTTTAAATCAAATCTATATGGACTACCTAATTTAATAAATGGCAAATATTGAGCCGCATCGACACCGCTAACATAAGAGCCATCACCTGTTGAATTTACTACTGAGGCGGTCAAGGTTACAATGTGAGGTTCTGAATTCAATGCTATTTCAGATTCTAATATACCCCTACTATTTAATGGATTTAAATCTCCGCTAATATAACCTGATATATTAAATTCTGTAGTATCTCTTTTGTTTGCGGCAGAAGTATCATAATTAACAAGTTTGCCAGTATTTAGTTCTGTTAAGTTTTCAATACCTGTATCTTGAGCAATGTAATGATCATCACTCTCATTTAACCCTGTCGCAAATATCCAACCTGTGTAGTCATTATTAAAATATAAGATGTTGTCTCCAGTACCTGTATATAAAGCATATTGCTCGTATAAATCAGTATCTTCTGTAGTATCAAAACCTTCAGTATATCCAGAGAACTCGTACAAACCTGTGTAAATATCAAAGTCCGTTTCAAAACTCTGCGTAACAGAAAAACTTTCCGCCCTAAATCTTTTTAATACTGACTTATCATTTAAATCACTAATAGAGTCTTCACCAGTAGGGTTATAAACTGTTAAAGTCCCTTGCATAGATGAAGAGCTATAAGGGCCACTAAGCCTTATAAATTCAGTATCAACGTCTACCTCCAAAATCTTACCAAAGTTTGATTTTTCATTCTTAAGATCATCGTCAACAATAATCAGATCACCGGGTTGACAAAGTAAAGCTTCTAAACCAGAAGTGAAAACTACTCTTTGATTCTCTTTGATTGTTCTATATATGAGATGTTGAGCCATTCTTCTCGCCATAGCTCTTGAAGTAACACCCAAGCCATCTATCCTCTTTTTGAATACCCCTCGACTACGTATATCTTCTTCATCTTCTACAGTTTCTACTTTCGGAGAGAAATTCTCAAATCTATCTAAGTAAGAAACTTCTACAGTATTAAATTGCTGATCTCTCCTAAGTGTTGAGTAACTAAATACTCCATCTTTTACATTATTATTGTTGAATGTAGCTATTGCAGATTTGATTCTTTCGTCTGAAAAAGATACTTCTGAGGATCTAAAGAATGTGTGGCCTCTAAATAGTTTTGAAATTAATTGAATTGAATCAAATACTTTTTCATCACTTTGAAATATTATATTGCATGAATATCGAGGCTCTAATCCTCCCCTGCCATCAGGCACACCCTCAAAAACCCCATTAGAATCAACAGCATCGCAAAACCTTCCTATTTTATAAAGCTCCCATTTATTTATGTCTTGAGGTTCTATGTATTGACCTAAGCCATATCTAGGGTTTGTTAATAAATCATATAATATCCAAGCGGGGTTATCAGTCCATCCAATTTTAAAACCTCCATTCCAGTCTCCTTTATATATTTTTTTATTTTCCTCTTCAGAGCTTGTGAATTCAGAAACCGTATTAAAATACCTTTTATCTTTTCTCGACCCTGTATTTTGTGTAGGATAATAATTGTTAGGTATTTTTATTAATTTCAATCTAGAATCAAAAGTCCTTTGAGGGACAGATGAAAAACTTTTTGAATCTATTTTTGTACCTATTATAGCTGAAAATGGGTAAGTTAAATTTACTGGAATAATTTCTGTAACTTTATATAAAGATACATCTTTCGAAATTAAAACAGAAAAAGTCTCAGTAGAAAGCTTAGAAACTTTTATGTATCTTTTTTCAACGGAAGAATTAACATTGCTGTTTGAAACACTGTAGACACTAGGTAGCGAAAAAGATTGAGAAACATCAGCTATAGCTCCTCCATTATTTAAATCTCTTACATGCTTGTATTGTTTGGGTCGCGCTAAAGCATCTGGATTACCTATATCTAGTAAGGTTGGACTTTCAATAAGAGCTGCTATTCTATAAACCCTTGTATCACTAGGTCTAAGACTTCCATCCCCTAAGACTTTACCAACTTCAACTTCAACATTTAATATAGCAGGTAATTTATCTCCCAATTTGAAGTGTTTAGCATCGCTTCCATACTGCTTCTCCACAGTATCGAAAAGGCTGTTAATTTTTAATGTAATAAATACATCTGATACATTAGGGTTCTGAATTATGTGGGTGATAGGAGTAGCTTCCTCTTCGGTTTGAAGCTGCCTATTCTGAGAATTCCAAGATGAAAAATCTTTATCTCTAGTTGAACTTCCAACACGCACTGTATCATTACTACCCTCATTAGTAGGCAAACCTCTAGAATCTAAGGATATTATACGATCTGCATCATTAGGTTCATTATTACTGGGCCAAGGGCCATCGTAATTAGAAAGCTCCATTTTAAAGTCCTCTTTATTTTGCGCAGTGTTTCTTGCTAACCTTTGAACTTGACCAAGTAATTTAAACGGGCCATAAATATTCCTATCTATCGTCTTGTCTATATGAACTTTATTGAAAAAACTAAACGGTTGTTGAGTTTCCTTGCCTAATCTGGTTTCTATAAGAACGTTATTATAATTATATTTAGATTTTTCCGCTATATTATTTTGAGAAAGAGATAATTTTGTGATAGTTTTTAATTCTTTTATAATATCATTGATTTCGTAATCCTTCGTGGTATATTTAGCGCCATTCTCATCTACACCTTCAAAAAAATTAGCAGGTTCTGCTTGGTCAATAAAAATAAATATGCCTCCTAGAAGTGGTGAATTGACCTGTAAGTTACCATCAACATCAAATATTGGCATCAGCAAGTTTGCAATTTCTGCACCTTGAGAAAAGTTAACTTTAACCTCATTCCCATTTACAACTTTAATAAAGTCAAAATTAATTGACTTAGGTTCTGTAAATTCAATAGAAGTTTGACCTGAAAGCAAATCTCTATCAGGATAATAAATCAAACAGTATCCACCTTTATCAAAAAGCTTTTCATGAAGTTCTTGATCTGTTTTTCTTTCCCAATCAGGGCCAAAAATAAAATTCATTTTACGCAGAATTAAATCGTGCATAAATTTATTTTGAATAACTTTAGTTTCTGGGTCAGGCCCATAAAGATTCCACGCTTCTCTAATTTTATTTAAAACTTCGAAATCAGAACCCGTCTTCTCTTTAAAAAAATATTTAGCAGCATGGGCAACTGTTCCATCTACGCTTTCAGCTTGTCTAAAATTGCCTATTCTGATGCTTGTATCTTTTTCAAAAACCACAGCAAAATCTGACGCACTTAAAGAGCTTTCATTAGGAAACACTGCATGAAATCCATGCCACTCCGAAGTGTGAACATTGTAATTAAAACCTTTCGATACGGTTCTGAATCCACGCCTTGTGGACAAATCAGGGGACAAAAAAGGTGATATCCCATCTACCAAGCTCAAAAAGTTTAATTTACCTTGTAAAAATCTACCGCCACCTTTTCCAAAAGTGGATACACTAGCCCCCTCATCATTTAAGTTACTAAAGCTATCTATTGTTAGAGAAATGTTTTGTAATTCTTCTATAGGTTGCTCATAATCAATATCAACTTCTGAATCTAAAGCTATAGAAACAGGAGTATCATCTAAATATATACCCCTAGATGTGTAATTATCTGGTAAAAGATTACCTTTATTATCTACCAAACCTTCAATAGGGCCATCAGAAATAAGATCTAGAGTCTCAAGGAAGCTAAAAGAAGCGCCAAACTGAAAATCTCCTATCTTAGGAGGGTTTAAAACCGCAGGTTTTACTTCGGGTTTTTTACTTCCCGCCCCATGTAACCTTTTTTTTCTGGATAAGTGATTCATTTTCTTAAATAGATGCATCTGAAATATCAGCTTCAAAACCTGCTCCCCCTACTGTCATAGCAGATATGGTATCCACCGTTTGAGGTATTGACTTTACAGAAGACTGAATAACGCTAGAACCCACCTTCAATCGACCGTAGCCAATAGGTAAAGGAGAACCTTGAGATGTGAGATTTATTTGACTACTGTTAAATGTTAAAGAGCTTTCTGACCCACCAACAGTAGACTCTCCCCCGTCAATAACCCCCGGGTCCATTAAAGCATATTGTATAGCCGTACTAGCTAGCATAAATAGGACTGACAATCCAAAATCAGCAGAACCAACAATAAAAGGTACAAAATCTATCTCTTGTGGATTTTTATTGTTTAAAAACTCTTCTTTGTTGAGCCTTTTCTTATTAACTACCAGCTCGTAAGAAAATCCCTGTTTTTGAAGATCTATAACAGCTTTTCTAAAGCCTTCCCTATTAGAATCAATAGCCCTAATAACATCTCTAGGCTTGTTAATTTCCATTTTAAAGACTTTGCCATATTTTTTGGCTAAAATCCCATGTAATCTAATAGTTGTCATAGTCTTCCTTAAACCTGTTGAGTATATTTACATCTGTTTCTAGATTTTGTGGCTGATAAAGATTAAATTTTTTAGTTTCAACGCTATATATTAGGAAGGGTATACAACAAGTATCTGACATTTTTACGTCAAATTCAGATGGATTCTCGTCTCCTTCGATATGGCTATGATAAACAGCTAATAATTCATAAGACTCTTTAAATATTAAATAGTTTAAAGGGTCTATCATAAAATGCTGAACAGGATTTTCAGATATATTTTTTTGATGCTGAACGACATACTCCTCTTTTTCTTTATTAAAACCCAAAAAACCACAAACTTCTATATAATCGTTAGATTCTGAAGTGTCTACAATATTTTGAAAAGCTTTTTTAAAATTCATATTTTGTTGTTTCCAAATTTATAGTCATACCCATCCGTCCCCGGGAAAGCCCCAAACGGCAACACATAATCAGCATTTTGGTTAGGGACAAAGTCTTCGAATGCAGCTTGAGAATATTCAATTGTCCTTTTCTCAAATCTAGCGTAAGCGCTATTGCTTCCATTTGCATATAAGGGGTAACCCGTCAAATGATAATCTCCAATATGCTCATCCAACAAAACCCACTCATTACTATGTAAGCCCGTATTCATATCATACCAAGCTACTAAATCACCGTCACCTGTTAAATCCTCTAAATAACCAGTAGCTTCGTTGTATCTAGTGGGGACATAATTAGAGTATTCATCAACTCTTTTTTGTAGTCCGTTATCTGTTAAATAATAATCCTGCTGAGAAATAGCTTTATTAGTCGCTAAACCTATAATTTCATCATTATTTAAAACTCTTCTCCATATACATGATTGAGCTATATCCCCAGCAAAACAAGTTCTATCATTAAATATAGTATTACTATCAGCAAATAAAGAAAAGAAATCAGCTCCAATGAAAGCTGTAGAATCAATAACCCTCCTTTGTAAAAAAGATAAATTACCATACTGATCTCTTTCAGGATTCACTAAAATTTCTATTTTATGCACCCCATCTAAAATAGAAGCTCTAAAAGCCAAAAAGTAAAATTTATTTTCATCTGCAAATCCAGCTTGAGCTTTGTGGGCTGTGGAGTGAGTTCCGCTAGATTTTATGGTGGCAAAATCCAAGTCTAAACCCTCTCCATCTTTAGAAAAGAATAGGTTAGCTCTAATATTGCCATTAACACTCCTAGAGCTATCAACTGAGAAATCAAAATTACTATCTCTTTGTAAAGTTTGTGTCGCAAAAATAGATGGATTGGATGTAACATCAAAACCATCAGCAGTCTGTTTGGAACCTCTAGCCCACAAAGTAACAGTCCATTGAAATGGAGATTCTGTATTAAAAGGATAACGCACAGCAGAGTCGTCACTATAAAACAAAGCTGCGAGACCTCTGCCTAAATGCATATAATCAAACGAAGCTGAAGAACTGCCAACAAAAATTTTCTTTAGACTGGTACTAGAGAAACGTTTTTGACAAGCTTCTATTTTTTTTGTACAACCATCTTTTTGCCAATAGGAGGGGTTATCTTCGGGACTTTGGTTTCCAGAGTGAGATTTAACACATACATACCAGATTTTGTGATAAATTGGATCATTAACTACATTCCTATCAATAATTACATTTTTATTTTCTAGGTAAACTGCATCTCCAGCAGAATAAGCTTTATTAGATTCATAGAATTTATCTTCAGAATCGAACTCTTCATTTATATTCAATCCTACAGGAACACCAGAAGCATCCAAAAAAGCCTCTCCGTTATCTTTTTCTATTGGTTTCCCGTTGTATCTACAACCCAAACCTCTATACTGCCAATAACAATATTTAGCGTTTACAGTTCTGTGATTAACATCAAAATTATCCAAGTCTAAAGGCAAATTCAACTCAAATTCAACAAAAGATTTATTCTCTTGAATTTTTTGCCCTATTAAATACTTTTCTTCTGAGATTTCTGATTCTGAGTTAGCTAAACCAAAAGGGTTTGATCCATCAAAATTTGAATCGTCTAAATGTTTTACGAAAACCTTCTTCCTGTAAAGTTTGGCGTTTTTAAAATCTTTATACTTCTCCAAAAAATAGGTGATAATTTTATCTACATTAGATATTTTTATTTTAGGTCTAGGTAAGCTACCATCAGCAAAGACTCCGAAACCTTCAGATTCTACGGGGATCGGTATATATTGAATACCTTGCCAAGTCACATTACCCCCAAAAACAGAACCTCCATGAAAAGTGAAAAAAGTTGAAGGCGCATTCGTTATATCTGGGTATATTTTGTATAATTCTAGTATAGCTGTTGGTTGCAAATCCAACAGACTTCTCGCTACTTCATTTTTACCTTCAGCCGCCATATTTAATATTACACCTTTTCTCTTATTATAACCAGTATAAATGATAATTAAACATTTAATAAACCAAGAAGACGCTTGGATCGACTTCAAAGATTTTTGCTTCAAATCTAAACCTTTTAATGCATTCTGCTTAGGCTCTAGAACAATGAGAGAACAATCAATAAGGAAGTATTTTAATAACTTTTGCTCAGAATGCCAAATTTACACAGCTGAAGATAATGGTGATAATATACTCTACATTTTCAATAAAGAGTGTGACAACTTCAACATGATTCAATTCATATTTTCTAAGAGGCCCAGATATTTGAAAAAGACATTTGAAGCTGCATACGCCATAATGGATCATATAAGAACAGACAATAACAAATATTTTGCCTCCGCAATCAGAAGAACATTTAAAGTTGATTCTTATAAAAAATGGATTGATAGATACGACAAAAGAGCTATAATATTAAATAATGAGGACGAGACCGTCCTATGGTATAATAAAGAAAAAATGGAAAAAACCCTTAAAGTTATAGGAACAAATGACGTTAGTCAGCACCTACAAGATAAAATCGTTAAATACGAGATTATTAATGTAGAATCTGGAATAAACGCCTGTGTGACTCAAATCTCTATTGATGACGAAAAATATCTTTTTGATTGCAAACGCATCTCATTAAGAGAAGGGAAAGGCATTATTCAAGGTATGATTTCTGACGATAAGACATTTGTAGCAAACATAGTTTTAGAATTTAACCCATAAAATGAACCAAGAATTAGTAAAATATCGTGTTTACGATAAAAAAGGAGAATATCACCATTCTTACACATCTAAGAATGATGCGATTAATTGCGCCAAATATGTTTCTGGCTCTGTAAAAAGTGTAAAAGATGACGAAGAGAAAGAAGTTTTTAACGCTAAAAAAGTAAAAAAATGATATCTCTAGTCAAATCTGTCTTAAAAAGCGTTGAACTGTACCTAATGCTCAGGAATAAGTTAGCTTTTTTCGAAATCAAAAACCAACACAGAAAAATAAAAAATGAACTCATTAATGAAATTGAAGAATTACGCGCTGCTGGTGATAGTAACTCCTCTGATCGGGCTGACCTCTTGCGGAAACGACTCAAGTCCGAAAACAACGACTTTGAACATATATCAACCGTCTTCCTTGAAGCTAAAGGCGGGAACTCCAGTTCAGACTCAGGAGGGAATATACACTCCCCCGACTGATGAAGTTTGGCATTCTGACGCTCGATACAGAAAATTAGAAAGAGAACTTTTCGATTAAACAAAAAACGGCATCCGTTATGGATGCCGTTTTTATTTA